ATTTTAATAATTCCAAAATCACCTAATTTTAAATTATTATTATTGTCTATAAATATATTGGCACTTTTAATATCTCTGTGAATAATGTTATGTTTATGAAGATATTTAATACCTTGTGCAATTTGTATGAAGTAATTAAATATTTCTAGATTAGAGAATTTTTTGTTATTAGATTTATAGGAATTAATGAGTTGAAACATATCACCTTTTGTAGCATATTCCATTACAATATATATAGAACTGTGTTTAATAAATACTGTAGAATAGTCAATAATATGTGTGCAGTTATGGCTAGCTAAAAGACGTATTTCATTAATTATAAGTTGTTTATCAGTTTGTGCTGTTAACGGAAGATTAAGAATTTTAATAGCATAGGTATGTTTATTAGATTTTTTTTGTACTTTATAGACTCTTCCAAAACTACCTTTGCCAATGATCTTCTCAAAGAGATAGTCGTCAACAGTAAACATTTGACAGGACTTAAAATATATAAATATTATAATTTAAGTCGAGATAATTAGAAAGTATATTATTCTGTTAGATAGTCTATATTTTCAGTAGCATTGTTAGAGATGTAAAATTTATCAATATATCTGTATATTCTATTTATATCTAGTTTGGTAAGTTCATATTGTTCAAAGAGATATTAAAAGTGCCAATATATTTATAGACAATAATAATAATTTAAAATTAGGTGATTTTGGAATTATTAAAATTTTACAAAACTACGCTATGCAAGCCAATACTCAAATTGGCACTCCTTATTACATGCCACCAGAAATTTATAGATATCAAAAATACAATACCAAATTTGATATTTGGTCACTCGGCTGCGTATTATATGAAATGATGGCTTTTTTTCCACCTTTTAATGGTAAAACCTTAGTTGACCTTAAATATAAAATATTTTCTGGTAAATATAATAGCTGCGCGTTAAGACCCTATGCACCAGAATTACGAAATATTGTTTCATTAACTCTTAATACTAATCCTACTGCACGACCTACAATTGATCAAATTCTTAAATTACCTGCACTCTCACTCAAAATATCAACACTTAAACTTTCTATGACCACTGACTATAATATTAAACCCTTGTTTTTTGAACCATATAATATACCCAGAAAACCTAGCGACTGGGCTGACATCATTAAAAAATATTCTAATCCTATTATACCATCTGTAAAATTACCACACATTCCTAGTGCTCCAAAAAAATCCTATATGGTTAAATCACCTAAAGTAGCTCAAAATCCTATAGCCAAACCCTTATATGTTACTCCACATCCACCTAATAAACCTAAACAGTATCTTTACCACCCAAAATCACGTCTCCCTATTTTACCCAAAGCTAACCCCAGACCAGAACCTAATAAGGCAGCTATATCACCACCACTACCACAACCACAACCACAACCACAACCACTACCACAACCACAACCACAACCACAACCACCACCACAACCACAACCACAACCACCACAAAATATTATCATTCATAAAGAACATACTCCCATATTATCCAATGCCGATAACAAAGAAATTATGGATATCGACTTATCAATTGATAAATTAATGCTTAGCATTAAAGAACTTCGTGCACAATTAAATATCAAGTTGAATAGACTCGAACATCTAAAAAATAAACGCAAAACTATTATAGATAATAACCACCGCATAATTGTCGCTGGTAATAATCATATTTCTCCTCATCCTCCACTTGCTCCTATCTCCCAATTTAAAAAAAAAACAGATAATATTCCTAGCAGTCAAGAAAAACTTCACTTACATAAACCTACACCATTATCATACTTGTCTCCAAAATCTAGACTTATTATTAAAATTGGTTCTAGACACGACTCTAACTATTTTCTAAACCATTAAGTCCTGGATAATTATACTGCCCCGGATAAAGTTCATTTGCCTTATTATACCAACCTTTCACTAACTCCTTATCCAATGCAATCGACAGATGATTCATATAACTTATTGGACTTTCATAAAAGGCCTGTCGAGCTGACCTACCACAAAGATCCTCAGCACCCTTTGCCTTCAGATTTGCATAGGCTGTTGTCGAACGCACTTTGAAAAATCTACGTTCATCAAATGAACCTACCTTCCATGGATACTTTGCCCCAGTAATCGCATCACGAATACTATCTCCTACAATATCAGAATAATAAACCTCCCGATTATTTAGATGCGCAACATTTAGTTCCTCATCTTCGCCTGTCTCATCATATGCCATGCTGTGGTGCGCCATCTTTATTAAAATATTATTTAATTATTATTTTATATCAATTTTTTAGAAATATTAAAATAATATTTTTATCCTCCATTTATTTCTTTTCCTTTAACTCACGGGTTAATCTTTCAATTGTTCCTTGCTGATCTTGTAAAATTTTTACTATCTGCTCGTTATTTAACGGCATTTGTTTGCCATTTATATCACCCATGATTTGGGCTGAGCCACCCCCTTCCATAAGCATTTGTAACATCAACTGATTTTGATGAATTCGTAACTGATTCTCTTGAATTAGTTGACCAATCTTTTGTGGATTTTTCCTTAAATTAGCTAATTGTTCTGGTGACATACCCAATGGCATTTCCGCCCCTTGAGGCATTTGTTGTTGCATTTGTTGTTTCATTAATTCTTCACGCTCCTTCTTTAGTTCTACAATTTGTTTTAACACGTCAGGTTTCATCTTAGGCTGACCTGGTTCATAATCTACTAATAACTTCTCTATTTTATTCATATAAAACTCCTTTAAACCCGCTTCCTTAATAAAATCATCTACTGTTTTATCTGAATTCTTAACAAATTGGGGATGCGGATTTTCTAATAATGTCTTCTTATCAAAAGTATTATGTTCATGGGAAAAAACTAAAATTGTTTTCTTTGGCTCTAGTTGAACAAATGGCACCGTATACCCATTTAAAAAAGCTCGCTCCTCAGCTAACGCCGCCGTATCTTGATATCTATGGTCTTTCAATAATTCACGCCGAAATGCAAACGTTCCCGCCGTTGCATGGGTTGGTCCATATGGTCCAAACTGAACCATCTGATTTATATGCTTAAAATATATGTATATTTCACTAGCACCTGCACATAAAGCACTTGGATGCGACTGCAACATGCTTACAGCATGTGATATCCGCTCCGGCGGATAATAATCATCATCATCCATATACACTATTATATCTCCTTTTGATGCCTCATGAAGCAAATTTCGCTTCTTTCCTAATACCATTTTTTTATCATACTTAATATACTTAACTTGTGGAATATCAACAACTAATTCCTCTATTTTATCTGTTCCATCATCTAAAATAATCCACTCTATACGATCCTTTGGGTATGTTTGATGATTAAAACATTCAATCATAGCCGGAATAAATGGCCTCCTATTAAATGTTGGGGTACAAACACTTACAAATGGCTTAGTATTATCTTTCTTATTTTTTTTACCCATATTTGCTTACTATTACTTAGTATTAACTATTTAAATATATTAAATAGTTAATATTAAATCTTTTAGCCCCACCCACTATACGGTGCATCCTAATCATTTAACAAACATTTTGGTTCTTCATTGCCTTGTCGGGGCCACCCATGCCTATTAACTTGAAAAACTCGCCCTTGTTTTTCCATAACTTATCTAACCCAGGAATCAACGTTGTTTTCAAAAATAAAAGCGCTACAGTTATCTTTGCCATAATATATTCTCTATCGGATGGCAGACCCACTACAATAGCTATTGTGAAAATTAATGCAAATAATGCTGTAAGCATGTCTTTATGGTTATTTATCACATTCTTGACCCCAGATTTATTCTTTAACCAAGGAGATATTAAAAATTTATAGTAGACATTCAATACATTAAATATGGAAATTACCCAATTAGCGCCTAACCCTATAAAACAGGAACAGATAATTGCTATACTGGTCAAAATTTCACCAGCTTTTACTTCAGATATAAATCCATTAACCTGTTCCCACACCAATCTACCAAATGTATATACATATGTAAACAATAGTAGTAATGGGAATATTGTCCCCACTAATATCATCAAAACGCTCTCATCTATACTATTCAATCTTCGAGATTTTAAAATGCCTATAAGATGTGTATTTAACTTTATTTCCGTATTAGCTAAAGACTTCAAAAACCAGTTTATATATTTTTTTCCAAATTTGTCCTTATCTTTCCCATAACTAATTTTATCATATGGAAATGTAGGGCTACATGAAGACATTAACTTTTTATCAGGTGATATATCCCCACCGGTTTGGATTTGCTTATTAATTTCCATCATCTCTACTTCGCCCTTTGTTAATTTATTTGGATCGGTGCAAGGACAATTCATATCTTCACCAAACGGCAATTTACAGCAATTTGTTGGAAACAAATTATCTAAAAATTTATTAGCTTCATCTGGTGTTTCACCCTCTATTTTACACTTATTACTCTGATCAGGTTTACTACATATCGCTTTTCTAATTAAAAATATAATATTTGCGTTTGCGAACATTACTGTACCTATCACCAAAACTCCCCCCAACAACCAAAAGAAAAGTGTGGGTATAATTACACCCGCACCTTTTTTTCTTTTAGGTTTATCATTATTATCCCAATAAGAATTCTTGTCACTTTTCTTAAAATTTGATGTGTCAAATTTAGAATTATGACTAATTCTATCTATCTTCTTATTTGCTTTTTTTTTCATTTTATCTACATACTTATCTAAATGATGTAAAATGCCTGGCATATATAATATTATTATATATTTTATATTACACCTGTTCTTATTATATTATCTATGATGTGTAAACTTTAACCAAACTTTTCCGTTCTCAAATGTCAATAAATTATACCTTTCCTCTATTATATATAAATTGTAATTAAATATATAAGGATTCCATCCTATTTTATTTAGGCCCAGTAAGTTATCATCTTCATCACAGACCGGTAATTGCTGAGCAGATAAATCAACCGGTGGTGTTAACATTGTGAATTCAAATTCTATATCCTTGAACATAATTAAATTCATAGCACCTGTTGGTTGTTGTTGTCGAGGATCCGTATTCAATCCAAAATTATAAAAATACAATCCTTCATTTGTTCCACCACTTGCTCGAGCATATTTTTCTACACTATCTAATATACCTGCTTCTAACTGATTCTCTCGTAACTTACCATCACACCATAACATCCAACTTGTCATTATATACTTATTATTTTTATCTTGATATGGACCAGATATATATGGTATTACACCTGAAGTATCTTGAGTATAAACATAAGGAAAATATGGTGCATGACGCAACATACCTGGTCCCCAGGTAGACTTCCCCACTAATGGTATACTCGCGTTTGTAAATTGATTATTTGCAACACCCATATATGTATTACAAACTGGTGGACAAGGAATTTGTATAGGCACTTCCGGATAAGGATTGGGATTTGCTATATGGTTGGTTGCCCCAGGTCCACATAACGTGTATCCTGAAAGTGGTAATGAACAGAATTCACTATACATCTTTGCTACAGGAAAAGGTATTTTATTTTTATATGTCCAATTTGTGTAATTACTCCATTCATTTCGTAGATTCACATCGCTTCTCTGAAAATACCACATCCAATTAGCAACTAATCCAGCCGATGTAAATCGCGTCTTTTGATTATCACGATGTGTATTGCTCAATATCTCATATTCATGCACCTCTCGTAATAAATATGTCTGTGGAGTTGTTCTAAAAACTTGGCGTTCCTCTTCCCCTAGAAAAGCATATGTGCACATTAAATGAGGATCTGCATACCAATTATTTTGTGCATTCTCCTTAAATTCGACACCTGCTTGGATAATACTACCATATACATTAACTGCCTCTTGTGTTAAATATAAATACATCTGATATCTTGGGTCTACTTTATTCATGGTGCTTATATAAGGTGTTCCTGCATATGAAATATCTGGATTAATACTTGGAATACTACAAGCAGCATCTGAACTAATTAGTGGTTTACAAGGAGAACTCGATGAACAACACCAGTATTTTTGCGAATAATATTCCATATCTCGAACAACAAATAATTCTCTGATTGGTCTACATTCTATCTTAATTTTTAATTGATTTTCTCCAACACTTAATAATGGAAATGCTTGGGAAGATGACAACATATACCATAAATTTAAAGGAATATACAATCTACGTGCCTTAATTGATGGCACACTATTTCCTTGCAATGCAGCTTGTAAAACACTTGGATAATTACCATTGTTTCTTGAAAAATTTGCTGGATCATTCATTTCTGGAATATTTCCAGTCATCTCATTAAATAAATCTTGCTTCACTTTCGAAAAATCTCTTTTTACCATATTATACAAATATTGTCCTGTAAACTCTTGCAATATCATACCTCCAACACTTATTGTTATTTTTTTTATTAATTGTGCACCTAGATCTTCTATCCATTTAAATTCATACGGCTGACAATAAGGATACGTATTCGGTGAAGGTCGAAATGTTGGTATATATATTGGACTCCATATATTTGGAAAATCTATCACAAAATATGTATCCATTAACAAATCTGCATACCTTGGTATAGTAAAATTATAAAATGACCTCGTATTTTCTTGTAATGTTTTCTGACCTTGAAAATCCACCCGAAATTTCTGCAATCCAAAATTTGTATATTTAGCATATGTAGTCTTAAAAAATGTTTTGGATGGATTTCCATTTAATATTACATTTTGATTTCCATATGCTACTATATTTAATAATCCACCTGCCATTATATTATTATTATACAAATTAAATATTTAACTATAATTTGTATATTATTATCTTGCTAATGCTAATCTAGCTACACCGTTTTCTACAACTACCATATTATATCTCTCTTCCATTATATGCATATTAAATGCATATTCATAATTTTTCCAGTAATTTGTTGCAGTAGATGTTGACAGAGGGTTGTTATCTATTGGATTTCCTTCCCCATCACAAGTTATAGATACTGGCACACCTAGATAATCATTCACAGGATCAAATCTAACATTACTCGGGTCTATTACTCTATATGACCACGCTACATTGGAAAATATACTCATATTTATCGCTCCCGATGGCTGAAATTTAAATGGATCAGTATCTAAACAAAAATTATAACAGTATAATCCTGATTTCGCATTACCAGCTGTTCTAGTATATTTATCTAAATAACTTGCTACTCCAGATGGCCACACTGTCTCTCGTAATGTTTCATCTAAATTAAATCCCCAATCCACCATAATCTCTTCTACATTTTCTATACTTTGGTCCCCAGTTACAAATACATCTGATAGCGTTCCTAATATATTACATACTGGATTATTACAACCAACATTATATTGAATATAATTAACTAAATAACCAAATTTTGCTTTCATCTCATCATATGAACCGTTTGCATCAAAAGATTCACACCAGTATCCTGGTGCAGTATAGTTATCGGGGCGCTCGCCTTCGCAGGCATCCAGACATTGGTCTATCGGGGTGCAAGGAGACGTAAAACTGGTCCATTGTGGTGGTGTACCATTCGGGCTCGTGGTATTTGGGATATCACACTCTGCGCTAAGGGTTGTGCAGGGGGTGGGATGGTGGTCACAGTAGCATTGACATGTTCCATATTTATAACCTTTCCCTAAGTCTTCATTATTTGTTGCACATACTATAGGACAAAATGGCATAGCACATGCGTTTCCACTCCAATCCATACCGTTATTCCAACATGGCCAGTTGTTCGCCGTCTTGGGAGGGGCATTGTCACAACTCGTGTGGAGAGGAATAACAGGATTGGGTCCACAGAACTGTGACGCAGTGGTGGAGTCCGTGGAGCTACAGGAGCCAAGCGTACCGGGGGGAACCACATTTCCTGAGCAACAGGTCATCATATCCCATCTATATTCAGGATTTCCAACATGGCCGAGTAGTGTGCTAGTTTGGGCCTGAAACCCTGGTGTCATACAGGGTTCGTTACCGAAATATTTGTGAATATTATCAGCCGAACCTTTCACAGGAATTGGATTTAATAACTGCAAGATGTTATCATGGTGCATCAGCTGCTGACCGCAGCATTCAGGAATCCCAGGACCCCATCTCGATTTGGCGTCAATATTTGGACGGTTCCAGGAACAATCCAAGTGATGTGACCCTCGCCGCTCAGTATGGTTGGCTGGAATAAAACACCAACACGATAATGGCCAAATCGAACGAATTGGTGCTGAAAGAAGCCCTGGTATAGGTACCTTATCTGGAGTTCCTTGTCCAGTAGTCGCCTGATACCATTTTAATACTGCTTGATGCCACTTTCCTTCTACCTCATGCAATAACTGATGAAATAAGTAAGCCAAAGAAATTGTGCCACCACTATTTATCGACTCTTCACCAAACATAGATGGTGGAATAAATGGACTTATTAATGGTGTATTATCATCAGCAAGTGGTGCTATAATAAACAATGAATATAATATTATAAATTCTACTGGATATTTCTGATATA